AACGGGAAGTTCTAAATCGTGCTTTGTTATTGAGGCAAAGCTGTCTATCTTTTTGGGGCCAAAGCTTACTCTATGAACTATTTTGTTTTTGTGATTCGGCGTATAATCTACTACATAGACTGGATCTACTCTAGCATTATAATTATATCCCAAGCTGATGACTTCGTCCTCAGAAATATATGCGTTATTTGATAGCCTAATATCCCCCGCTCTTAAAAAGTCCGTTTGTTCCAGAGAAGAAGAGCTTGGTTCAAAATTGTTTTCTATCTTTTCAAAAAAAGCAAGGCTGGCACCTATTCTTAAATACGAATTGGGCGATATATCCAACTTATAACTCGTTAAATATCCAGAGTTAAAAGTGTATCCCCCCAGAAAAAACTTGATGGGTAATGTATGATTATTTACATTATTTACGAGAGGATCTACGCCTGTTAAGTAATAATTAAAAGAAACACTTCCAACGGGCGCGGCGGAGGGATTATATTCATGAGAATAAATTGTTTTGATATTATATGGGCTCGTTATTTCGGTTCCATAGCCTATATCCATATCTGAGCAATAGAGCTCCTGCCCATTTATCTGTATCTTTACATCCTTATATGAATAACTTATCATTTTACCTTATACCCCAAAAAATCTATAATAATTTACACTATTTTAGTGTAAATAGATACAGGTAAAAGGTATATGGCTTCTATTTATAACATAAACGGCTGGGACGACAGCGGGAATACAACCTATTCAGTAAATGATATTGTAGTCCACAACGCTAAATTCTATTACTGTATTCAATATCACGAGGATAAAAAGGAGCCCAGTGTTGGGTCTACGTATTGGGGCGGAACCACCACAACCAATAATGGCGAAGAGGCGAATTTTATATGGACGCCCTCATACTCCGTCAACGCCAGACAACAACCCTCCGTAGTTTCTATCAAATTTGGGGGCGGCTACGAACAAAGATTAAAAGAGGGGATTAATAATAACCTTATATCTGTAGAGTCTAAGTTTGAAGCTAGGTCGGCGACAGAAACCGCAGCGATAGTTCACTTCCTTACAGATAAGGAGGGATACAGGGGTTTTTGGTTTATGACTCCTCCCCCCTTCGGAGTAATGAAAAAATTTGTTTGCAAAGATTGGGCTACAAATCAAACTTTTGATGACAATTACACTATATCTGTTACCTTTTTAGAAATACCATAATAATGTAGACATGGCAGATTATACAAATGACCCGCAAACGATCGCTAATGCTAAAGATAACTTTTCAAAAATTAGCAAAGAGATCTCCTTACTTGAACCGAACTCGATAGTCGAACTATACGAAATAGACTGTACCGATATCCTTCAAAACTTTAGTTTAGATATCAACTTTTCCATGACCCCAAGCATTTTAAGGTTTCATAACATGCAGGTGTTCAGGGGGGTTTCTATAGTTTTCGGAGCAAACACTCCCGCCCCGAACGTATACTACTCCCTGCCTATTATGACTGAGGGGTTTGAGATAAGCGCGCAGGGGGATATACCCCGACCTCTTTTAACCCTTTCTTCGGTAAACGCCATAAACGAAGCATCAATCGAACATCCAAGCGTGGGAGCTTTTCATAACCTCAAAACGGCCATATTGAATCTCAACAATCTAATAGATGCAAAGGTCACCAGAATCAAAACTCTTTTTAAGTATCTACATAAGACCAATAGTTTTCCAAATATAGACAGCGCACACCTATGGAATTCCGATACCAAGAGACCACCAGAACTAACAAGAGAGGTCTACTATGTCCAAAGAAAAACCATGGAAGATAGAACCACAATTCAATTTGAGCTTTCTTCAGTTTTGGATATAGAAAACTACCTACTCCCAGGCAGACTTTGCCTAGCGTCCAGATGTCCTTTCGTATATAGAGGAGAAGGCTGCTGTTATGAATACAAAGCAACCACGAGTCCAGAAATAGCTGAACAAAAAGAAACTTTTAGTGATGACGCTCAACCGAGAATGCCAGATAAAGCTCCAGCTATAGCTACAGACGACGACGTACCTATGACCGAAAAAGTAGGAGACATAACTAGAGGGAGTACAAACCTAAGCGGGTACTCCACCTCAAACACCCCGACGGAATACAATAAAACATCCACATATGCTAGGGGAGCAGTGGTTTATCTAAAAAAAGATGGCATAAAATACTATTTTGTATCAAAGGGCGGGGAGGACGCAAGTGTTGGTGGGACAAACGCATACCACACACCAGCAGGAGCAATGCCCCCAGACTCCAAATATTGGGAAATGGATAGGTGCTCAAAAAGCGTTGAGGGGTGTAAACTTAGATGGGGAACCTCTGGTGGAGCTTCTTGGCCGACAAGTAAAGCTAAATTTGCAGATGGATATCTCAGATTCGGCGGTTTCCCATCGCTAAATGAGAAAAACGCACAATGACATTGACTAAAAAAATAAAAAAAAATATAAAACAACATTCCGCGGACGAATATCCCGATGAGTGTTGTGGGATTATTTTAGTAAATGAAAAAGAATTATGTGACTCACACAGGTGTAAAAATGTTTCAATTAACAAAAGAAATAATTTCGAAATAGACGCTAAGTCTTACCTAGATGCGTCAAGAAAAGGAAAGATAATAGGATATTATCACTCACACCCAAACGAAAATAGTGATTTTTCAGACCTAGACAAAGCAGTTAGTAAAGCTCACGGGTTACCCCTAGTGATGTATTTCCTAAAAGAAGACAAATTTTATATACATAAATCATGAATGAATCTTTAGTAAAAATTAATTTTCACGGAAACCTAGCCGAAGCAGTAGGCAAAAATAAATGGGAAGTGTCTGTATCTAGCTTTCCAGAGGCCATGCATGCCATTAACACATTGTCAGAAAACAGGCTGAGAGAATATTTCCTTAGTCCCAAAAGTCTTCACGGAAGATATAAGGTATTCGTTAACGAAAAGGAGATCCCCTTCGAGGGAAACCTAGAAACGAGTGAATTGAATCTGAAAAGAGAAGACCTATCTTCGATAGAGATAGTGCCAGTGCTTGAAGGGGCAGACGATGGCTGGATAGATTGGCTTGGAATAGGCCTTGGAATTATAGGCCTTGGGTTTGCTACAAGTACGATGTCGGCCATGGCGATGTTGAGTTTAATCACGGCAGGAATTTCCAATCTATTATCGGATCCTCCAGGTAGACCCCCATCCGAACAAATTTCCCTCGAGCCAGACCAGCTAGCAAATTCATATCTATTCCAAGGTCCAGTAAACGTTATAAACGAGGGAAGTCCTGTCCCGATTGGATATGGAAGAATGTTATGCGGGAGCATGGTTGTTCTAAGTACGTATGATATAACATATACCGACGTGGAAACAGTAGGAACAAGAGATATAGTTAAAACAGTAAATGTAGACGCTTAAAAATAAATGCCACCATCAATAATATCTAGCTCTAATGAAGGAGTGCCAGAGTCAGAGGCTAAACAGTCTTTGTTTTTTGGCTCACTCCCCAGTAAAGATATTACCTATTTTCAAACCTATGACGCAGACATCGATTTAACCACGGAAGACGCGCCTGAAGATTATGGTCTGCTAATAGATGGGAAATATTGGACCGCTAGAAATCATATTAAAATTTTAGACCTCATTACCGAGGGAGAAGTTCAGGGTATCGTAAGTGGCGAATATTCCCCAAGCGGAATGGTGGAGGGCGCAGTAGGATATTCTGGATATAAATTCGAACCATATATAACATCATCCGATACTGAGCCTTTTTTAAGGTCTGTTTATCTAAATGAAGTTCCAGTTGTTAACTCCAACGGACAATTTAATTTTCAAGAATTTGAGGGCGGATACTTTGAAGGAAACCCTATTGGCCTCTTGCCAGAATCTGGTAACCTAAAGCTCGATTCTGGATTTCTTAGTATAGGCGTTGACGACACGACAGAAAGAAAAGCTCAAAAAGTCAGAGGCATAAATGAAAGGCTAAGGGGCCCAGACAGGGGTTCATCAGAATCCTATTATCTACCCAAAGTTTATAGGGTTTTAAATAAAGACCTCGACAGCGTTAATGTAAACGTAAAAATACCCAACCTATCATACTATAGAGTAAACACAAAAACGGTCACCCGAACAGTAACAGAGGACGGCGAAGAAATACAAAAAGGCTTTGCCACAGATCAGCACGGAGAAGTAGTCAGGTCGGAAATTCTCCAAATTCCTCTAGCAACGACAGTAAATGTACAATTTTTATCTAGACCAGTTTATGAAAACTCAGTAGAACAAGCGTGGAGAGACGCGGGAAGCAACAGTATAAAGGGGTTAATAACCAGCCCGACCATCTGGAAAAAGAATATACCCGTATTTTTAACTGGGGGACAAACCCCCAGTGGTTTGATTGGTTGGGATATCGGGGTAGTCCGAGCAACCGAAGACTCCAGACACAGCTACGCCACAAACCAAACATTTATCGATAGTATAGTCGAACTATCAAAATCGTCTTTTTCATACCCGAACTCTTCATTGGTTGCGCTCAATTTTAATGCGGAATATTTCTCATCCATACCCACCAGAGCATACGACATGGAACTACAAAAAGTACAAGTTCCCGTCGGGTATGATACAAGAACGAAACAGCACGCAGAAGTATGGGATGGAACCTTCCAATCAGAAAAAAAATGGACAGATAATCCAGCTTGGATTTTTTATGATCTTATTACGAACAAGAGATATGGCCTAGGCAAATTCGCCAGACACGTAACTATAGATAAATGGACGCTTTGGGAATTATCCAAATACTGCGATACTATGGTACGAGACGGGAAAGGCGGGCTTGAGCCAAGATTTACATGTAATGTGCTAATCAATACAAGAGAAGACGCATTTAAAGTTCTAAAAGATTTCGCGAGTATTTTTAGGTCAATAATTTATTACGGATTTAATAACCTAAATATTACGACAGACAAACCAAAGAACCCAATTTATCTTTTTACGAACTCAAACGTAAAAGACGGAAATTTTAAATACGTTACCAACGCCCTTCAGTCCCTACCTACTGTAGCAGTTGTAAGATATAACGACAAAACAAACTTCTACAAACCATCTTTAGAATACGTAGAGGACGTTGATGCTATCAGAAAGTATGGCATAACCGAAAGGGAGGTAAGTGCTTTTGGTTGTACAAGCAAGTCTGAGGCCGTAAGGGTGGGCAGGTGGATATTATCCACGGAAAATACCCAAACAGAGATGGTACAATTTACTTCTGGCCCAGAGTCCCTTCTTTTAAGGCCAGGAGATGTCATAAGAGTTACTGATAAACACAGAGCTTCGGTAAGTGGTTATTTTGAAGGGAGAATCAAAAATAAAAATACAATAGCGAATGGTTGGATAACCCTAGATAAAGACCTACCGCTAACTAGTAACACAAATTATTATCTAACAATTAATACACCAACCTATTTCTATGATAATTCCATAACTAATGTTACGGGCTCTAAAGATGCAACTGCGCTGTACTCAAATCATACCAGTGGAATATCTTTCAACTCAAATAACACAACTAGGGATATTATTGGAACTGGGATAAGTGGCGCACTTTATGGAACAAGAATCTCTGGAAATTTCTTTACAAACACTTACGCAAATATACCACCCGAAACTACTTGGAGTGTTATAAAAAATACAACCACAGAACATTCATCCAACTTATATCAAATAACCTCCATAACAGAATCAGATTCCTACACCTACTCCATGGAGGCTCTTTTGTATAACTCTGGAAAATATGATTTCATTGAAAAGGGTCTTAGGGTTGCCGCCCCACCATCAATTCATAGCTCCGTTGCTGCTCCGCCAGGGCCACAATCAATATCTGCCTCTATAGGCAGTGTGGCAGGAACAATTGGAACACAGCAAATAACAATCAAAGTTAACCCACCAGGATCTGCCACAGCATCAGACGTTGGAACTACAGTTGGGTATAAAATTTTTATAAAAGGCATCACCAACACCAGTGCCTGCGATGACTCAGCGAATTTAGACGCTTATGATTTTGCTGAAGAAGATTTAGTCAGCGGAGTCCCGAAAGAAGAATTTGAAGCTGGAGTTCTTTTTCCATCGGTTACATCAAATGGTTTTGCGGTAGATGGAAACGGAGACTTAACAATTACATTTAACTACATACCAGACACAAACAAAAGGGTTTATGTAATAAGAGTATATGCGGTAAATTCCGTTGGGATAGTGTCCGCAAACTACGGTAAAGAGGAGAGGTGTGTAACGCAACACTACCCAGTAAAAGACGTAAAAATCTATGGCTTGAGAACAACCACTGGCAACCCAGACGATTCTACTCAAGAGTCTAACGTGGGCTCTTCTGCGACTAAGGCTTTGTTCAGTAAGGTTGATGCTAAAGATTTTCAATTAATTTGGAATAAATCATTCTTAGGTAACGACGTACTACCCCCCGATGTAAAATATAGAATATCCGTATTTCCCCCAGGCACATCAAATTACGCCTCTGCTACAGCACTTGGCTCTTTCACCACCACAGAAGATAATTATGCTTTCACGTTTGCTATAAATAGCAATCTAACTAACGGCCCACACAGACACATAGATGTAGTGGTAGAAGCAATAACGCTAGCCCTCCCCTACACTTCCTCCTCAAACAGTTATAACGCAAGTAGTGAGGGCTGGGATGTGGTAGAAATCTTAAACCCAAGGCCAAAGGATTATAATCTTACGCCGAGAAAAGAGGTTGGGGCAATCCCAGGAAATACTTGGTCAACAGAAGCGATGACGAC